TGCCGCACAGGCAGCTTAGAAATGATACTGGTATTTATTTGGGTAATATAAAATGTTCACTGCCGCACAGGCAGCTTAGAAATTAGAAAATCGCCGAAAATCTTATACCCAAGATCGTCCGTGCATTTTTATTTTATTAATCAACAGGTTTAAAAACTATTCTCACGTAGAGACGCAATATTTTGCGTCTCTACCCATACGGGTGAAGCATAATGGAAATACCAAAATACTTGAAAGACGCGCTATATAAGTTCTCTGAAGATGTTCTGGCGGAGCGTGATCATTTTGATGAATTGCAAAAACAAGCGGAAGAAGACGCGCTTGAGTTAGAGAAGCATAAAGACAACTGGTTAACGCACCTGTTCAAAGAATCGAAACACAAGTAGGATTGGAGTTAAGAACAATGCTCATGTGCTTGATTTATTTAATAATATATGCGATTATTTCATTAATAATAATTTTGATTCTTGAGTATGTGTTTGCTCAATTCTTGCCACTGCCCCCAAAAGTAATCATGCTCATAAGGTTGTTGGTGGGTTTGCTAATTTTGCTTTATGCGCTGTCTTGCTTCGGCATTTTTGACGGGCCAGGGCCATTTTTTAGACACGGCTATCCGTGACCGATATTGTCACCCTCAGCGTCAACGGCCTGTCATTTCAAGGCTGGAAATCAGTCAGGATTGAAGCGGGCGTTGAACGACAATGCCGAAGTTTTGAGATGTCGGTTACCGATCAATGGCCGGGCAGTCTTGAGAAGGTCCGCCGGATAAAGCCTGGTGATTTGTGCGAGGTGCGTATTGGTGCTGATTTGGTTTGTACGGGTTATGTAGACGCTACGCCGATCGATTACGATGCCAACAGCGTCTCAATTATCATCCGTGGCCGTAGCAAAACAGCCGATCTCGTAGATTGCTCGGCGGATAATGAAACCGGGCAATTCAAGGGCCTGAAAGCTGAAGTTATCGCACAAAAACTGGCGGGACAATACGGCCTTAATGTCATCAATGAAACAGACACCGGCGCGGTAATAAGCGATCATCAGATCCAGCAAGGAGAAACATCGTTTGAGTCGCTGGACCGGCTCGGCAAACAGCGACAAATATTAATTACCGACAACGCCTCAGGTGATGTTGTACTTGCTTCTCCCGGTAGTGGCGGTCATGCGTTTAGCGGGCTGGAGTTGGGCGTTAATATTTTAACGGGGTCAGCGGGTTTTGATTATACCGATGTGTACAGTCACTATTCGGTCAAGGGCCAATCAAGCAAGCACGGACAGGACAGCGACTGGACCGACGCCTCTTCGGCTCAAATGTCGCAGGCCCAAGGTAGCGCAAACGATGGCAGCCTGCAACGCCGCCGCGTTTTGGTGGTCAGGCAAGCCGGCCAGGCAGACGCCAACACCTGCCAGCAACGCGCCACTTACGAGCAGCAAGTCCGCTTGGCAAAGGCCGATGAAATCCGCTATCGTGTCGCCGGATGGCGGCAGGGGGATGGTACGCTTTGGCGGCCTAATATCACGGTCAACATCAAAGATGTGGTGATGGCGGTTAATACGTCTTTGCTAATTTCTGAAGTGATTTTGACGCTGGACGAAAGCGGCATGATTGCGGAACTGGTGTGTATTCCGTCGGCGGCGTTTTTGACTGAGCCTGAAAAGCAGGCTAAGGCGGTTAAGCGCAAAGAAGGTGTAAAAAGCCCGGTTGATAACAGCTCGTGGCTAGATTAATAAAGCCTTCACCACGAAGGCACGAAGAACACGAAGAAAAATGCTGAATAATACGATTAATAACCGATGTCTCAGACCAAAAATGTTTCGGTCACATAAATACCGGTTTCCTCCGATAGTGACCTGGTTACTGCATCATCGGGCAAGGCAGCGGTTAAATTACCCGAGAAAACGATTTAGGCTAACTGTAAGAGCTGCACAAAAATAATGTTTTTGTTTTAAATATGTATGAATACCAAATCAGACAGCAGGTTAAAACCATAAATAAAAATTGGTTAGAAGTTGTTTGGAAAACTGAAAGTGAGCGCGTCGCTTTATGCGAGTTTGAAAAAATAGTTAATCAAAATCCTGATGACTATTTTGAACTTGTTTTTGTTGATATAACTGAAAATTGTATTAAATTTACAAATTTACAAAAATGAGTATATCAAAAACCCTATCTAACAGCATTAGCAACATGTTGTCACGCGGCGCGGTCACGTTGACTAATGCCGCCGGAAAGTTGCAAACCTTGCAGGTTTCTTTGTTGGCCTCTGAATCAAAAGATGCGGTAGAGCATCTGGAACCCTATGGCTACACCAGCCATCCTTTGCCAGGCGCAGAAGTTCTGGCGGCATTCATCGATGGCGACCGATCGCACGGTGTGATCATCGCCGCTTCAGATCGTCGTTACCGTGTACAGGCTTTGTTGCCTGGCGAAGTGGCGATTTATACGCATGAAGGCGACTCCATTATTCTGAAAAACGGGCATGTGATTCAAATGACCACGCAAACTTTAACCATTAATGCCACGACTAAAGTTGAAATGAACACGCCTTTGCTGCAAGTCACCGGCGGCGATGTCAAGGCCGATGCCATCAGCCTGAAAGGCCATAAGCATAATGGTGGGTCTATCGGTTCAGGTCAAACCGACGTGCCCGTATGAGCGGTCAACCATTAATACTGGTGGTCGATGGCATTACCACGCAAGTTTCCGATGTCACTGACGCGTTGCCAAGGGCGGTGATTATTTCCCTGTTCACCTGGCGGCGCGCCAATCCCGATGACGAGCTGCCCGGCAACAACAAATACGGTTGGTGGGGCGACACCTATCCGCAAATTGATAACGACCGCATCGGTTCGCGTTTGTGGCTGCTGTCACGCGCTAAACTAACTACCGAAACGGTCCTGCGTGCGAAGGAATACGCCGAAGAGGCCCTGCAATGGCTCATCGATGATAGCGTTGCGGCGGATGTGCAGGTGCAGTCTGAACGACAGGATTTATTTATGCTGGCCCTGGGTATTAAAATAATACGGGGCGATCAATCGTCGCTCACTGTTCGCTTTGCCAACGTTTGGGACATTTTCAATTAACCTATGTAGAGACGCAAAATATTGCGTCTCTACAAATCGCGGGAAATTTTAATGCCGTTTAGCCGTCCTTTGTTACCTGAACTCATCAACCGCACCCGCGATGATATTGTCTCCAGACTACCAAGCCCTGACTTGCTCAGGCGCTCGGATGGCGAGGTTTACGCCCGCGCGATGTCTGGTACTGCACACGGGCTGTATGGTTATCTCGACTGGCTGTCACGACAGCTCATTTATGACACGGCTGACGGCGATATGCTCGAACGCTGGGCCAGTATTTGGGGGATCACGCGGAAAGCGGCGACGGTGGCCACCGGACTGGTGAAGTTTACCGGAACCAACGGCATCGTTATTACGGCCGGTGCCCAGTTGGCAGCATACGACGGCCAGTTATTCGCGACCGCTGCCGATGCAACTATTTCCGCAGGAATCGTCTGGGCAACGGTTAACGCCGTAATTGCCGGATTGGCTGGCAACCGGTTAACCGGACAAAATTTCACGCTACAAGCGCCGATTTCCGGCGTTAATTCCGGCGCTTTGGCTGGAGCAATGACCGGCGGCACGGATACCGAAACCGATGACAGTTTGCGTTATCGCCTGTTGTTGCGTATCAAAAAACCGCCACAAGGCGGCGACAGGGCTGATTATGAAGCCTGGGCGCTGGCTGTGCCTGGCGTGACGCGTGCCTGGGTTTATCCGCAGGAATTGGGCATTGGCGCGGTGACCGTGCGGTTTATGATGGATGATAATTATTCGGATGGCATTCCACTATCCGGCGATGTCGCCGTGGTTGCCGCTTACATTGATCCGCTGAGGCCGGTAACAGCGGCTGTTACGGTGGCCGCTCCCGTTGCCGTGCCGCTGAATTTTACAATCAATGCTTTGTCTCCATCAAATACGACTGTTAAAGCGGCCATTACTCAGGAATTAAGCGACCTGATAAAACGGGAAGCGGTGCCGGGCGGGACGATATACTTAAGCCATATTCGCGAGGCGATCAGCATTGCGGCCGATGAATTTGATCATATTTTAACGACGCCCGCCGCCAACGTGACCAACACGACCGGCGCTATCAACACTATGGGCACAATAACATGGACCTGAGCAGCGATGATTATACCCGGCAATTAGCCGCGCTGTTGCCGCCCGGCCCTGCCTGGTCAACCGATGACGCTACCGAAACGCTCTCGTTGCAGCTTAACGCCTGGGCACAGGAATTTGCCCGCTTCCAGGAGCGTGCGGATGTGTTGGTTGAAGAGGCTGACCCGCGCGTTACCTATGAACTGCTGACCGATTATGAACGCATCTTTGGCCTGCCGACCGCGTGCATGTACGGCATCGATCAAACGGTGCAACAACGCCATGATGCGTTGGTCTCGCAAATGATCAGCGTCGGTGGCCAGTCGCGGGCTTATTTTATCGCCTTGGCATTGGCTGCCAACTTTATTATCACCATCACCGAATTTAATCCGTTTAATGTCGGCATGTCGGTGGCTGATACGATATACGGGCCAGACTGGTATTTTGCCTGGCAGGTCAATGCGCCGACTACAACGGTAACTTGGTTCAGGGTATCCGGCGGCGTGAATGACGCGCTGGCCGCCTGGGGCAATCAATTACTGGAATGCCTGATTAACCGCTATAAACCGACGCACACCATCGCTATTTTTTCATATACGTGATAATGAAGACAAGACTGCAATTTATAGTTATTTATGCTTTCGCCGTGGCTATATTGGCTTCGGTTATTTATTTATTATTCTTTAATTCGGAATTTCCGTTAATGGGCAATTAAAATGGACAACAGAAAGTTTCAATCAGCGGCTAGCGCCACGCCGCCCACAGCGCCGGTATCGCCAAGCAGCGGCTATCCGACCAACGGCAACCCCGGCACGGGAACTCCGGCGACACTGCCAGGCGAGTTCTGGTTTCACAAAATCGGCGAGGAATTGCGGGCCATTATTGCCGATGCCGGCATTACGCCCAGCGATAGCGATCTTGGGCAAGTGTTGGCTGCTATTAAAGCGGGTCGTAGAATTCGTTTATTGGCTGATATTATTATCTATGTGGCAACGACCGGAAATGACAGCACCAATACGGGTTTAACCGTCGGTTCACCGTTTCTTACCATTCAAAAAGCATTTAATCTTTTACGTGATTTTTACGATTTAAACGGCTCTATTGCAACAATCCAATTAGCCGATGGAACGTACACGAGTGGCCTGACTATAGGGTGCCTGGTGACCGGCCAAATAACTCCCTATCAGTTGGTATTAAACGGGAATTCCGGCGCGCCTGCTAATGTGATTATTTCAACAACCAGTGCTGATTGTGTATTATCAACAAATAGCGGAATGATTAAAGTTCAAAATCTAAAAGTCCAAACTTCGACTGCCGGATATGGTATATATGCAAATCAGGGTGGCCGGATCATATTTTCAAATCTGGTTTTTGGAGCCTGCGCTTCCGGACATTTAAGATCACTATGGGGGGCTAACATTTTAGTTAGCGGCAATTATACAATTGCCGGGAGCGCACCGGTTCACATGGCAGTAAACTCATGTTCAACACTTTATCAATCCGGCTTTACTGTGACGTTGACCGGAACACCGGCTTTTTCAACGGCTTTTGCGTGGTGTACTGATGCTGCAAATATTCAAGGGTTGGGTATTACCTACTCAGGGGCAGCAACTGGTTCTCGATATTCTGCTTCCAGCAATGGTGTAATCAATACCCAAGGCGGCGGGGCAAATTATTTCCCCGGAAATGCGGTGGGTACTACGGCAACAGGAGGCCAGTATGTTTAGAAATTTTTTTGAGTTATCCACAGATTTTGTGGATAACTGATTTTTTTTGGCAATTTTTTCGTCCCAATTTTTTGATAAAATTGGGATTTTGTTAGATTGGCTAATTTTTAGCCAGTTAGTTCCCACCAACCCACCCCACACCACACGTAGAGACGCTAGATTTTGCGTCTCTACACCTCAAAAAAAATTAAGTAATACCAAGACACCAGAAAACAAATAACGCGGCGCTAAGGCGCTGTTTTGTGGTTTTTTGCGTGGTTTATTTTGTACTTTCCTGATTCCAAACAAAACCCAACGGCCTGCAAAGCCATCTACGGCGGTTCGATTCCGCCCGCAGCCTCCAACAATACCAAGCCCTACAGACATTTATACCCTTTTTTATTCAATTTAATTAGCTAAAAAATAGCCTAAAAATCGTATAAAATAGCCTAAAAATTAATATAAGCGTGGTTCAAACCGCGCTGTTACGGCTTGGCGGGAGAACTACGCGAGTGGCAAGCATCAGACAACGCAGCGCAGGATCGTGGGAGATCGTCATTCGGCGCAAAGGGATTTTACCCAGGGCGCATTACGCCACGGCCGACAGTGAAGAAGACGCTATCGCCTATGCCCTGCGCATCGAGGGGCAACTTGACCAGGGCATCTTGCCGGTTGAATTGCAGGACAGCAAACCGCCCTCGGCTGTCACGGTATGCGATTGGGCGCGGTTGTATCTGCAACGCGTCGCCATTTCTGAAGCGGATAGCGGTTTGCTGAATGCGTTGTTTCCGGTAATGAAGACCTGGCCGGTGTCGGCAATCAATCATCAATGGGCACAAGAGTGGGTCGCGTCGATGAAACAGGTTGATAAACTGGCACCGACGTCCATCCGGCATAAAGTCGGCGCGGTGGCCCGTTTGCTGGACTGGTGTTTGCGCAATGACTGGCTGCTGGTGAATCCATTAAGGTTATTGGGTCGAAAATATGCAACCTACGCGCCCGGTGATGGCGATAAGCGCGAGGATGTCGAAAGGGATAGGCGCTTAATGAGCGGTGAACAAGAAAAACTGGTGTGGGTGTTATCAGGAAACTTTCCTGAAGACCGGCAACGCGGTATTTCGATGGCTGATCGGCAGGCGATGATGTTGTTGTTTACCTTGGCGCTTGAAACGGCCATGAGATTAAGGGAACTTTACACTTTGGCCGTTAGCCAAGTGGATTTGGCTAAAAAAACCGTGTTTCTGGATAAAAGCAAAAATGGCAGTAAAAGGCAAGTGCCGCTTTCTTCGGTGGCATTGGCTGCGTTAACAGCCTGGCTTGAGTCTGAGAAATTTAAAGCCGGTGATGTTTTGATCTTTCCTTGGTGGGATGGCAATCCCGAATCGCTTAAACATTGCACCGCTGCACTTAGCAGGAAATGGAGCACGATTGCAGAGTTGGCAGGATGCCCGGATTTACGATTTCACGATCTTCGCCACGAGGCCATTTGCCGGTTGTATGAACGAACTCAGTTATCGGATTTGATGATTGCCAAGATTAGCGGTCATCAGGATATGAGGATGCTCAAGCGTTACGCTAACCTTCGCGGCAGTGATCTTGCTGAACTTTTGTGGTGAAACCTTTGCTGTGCTAGGCAGTGCTTAGCTATGATTCGCTCGGAAAAGCTCGGCTATGCTGCGCTGTGATTGGTATAAATACCGCTTAAGCACCTCTTGCAAAGTACTTAAACGCTATTTCTAGCCTTTGCTATGATTCGATTCGCTATGATCCGCTATGCTATGCATAGATGTGCTCCGCTTTGCATCGCACCGCTTTAAGTTATTTTTTATAGGATATTCTTTTTTCAGTAAACGCCGCTATCGCCGCTATTTTCCCATGTTGGCTATCCCTGCGTTTTATATCCTCATGTGATAATTGGGCTTCATTCGTCAGCAAAATAGTATCAATGGCTTTTTTTAATTCAAAGTTTAAATTATTTTTAAAACGGGTCATGGCATAGTCGGATTGATGCTTTGGTAAAACAATTTCATAACCAATACCTCGGACTGAAACAAGCAACATCTTGTGTTGAGTTAACATGTAATTTTTAAAACCTTCCATGTTTTGTAAAAATTCAAAACTAAAATCATTAAAATCTTTTTGTGTGCCAATTTCCGGCATTTCAATGCCGAATTGTTCAAGCAACCATTGCTTGCTAATAACATCGCCATAATTGAATTCTTTAATCGCTTTTTCTGCGGCAATGATAAAAACCTTATCCAAAATAATTTTATCAGGATTGGCTGGATTGCTTTCGCCTAAAAATATATTGTCCATTTAAGCCACCTTTTCTGCTTTGAACCGCCCAAACGTTCCGCCCTTTTCCGGCCTGAACCCACCAATGCCGATAAACTTACCGGCATTTTCAAATGATTGCATTATCTGGTTTTCATCCAGTATATTCTCATCGTAAGAAAGCTCAAATATAACTGACCAGGTAACAAACTTAGGGCGATAGGCCATAACACGGGCTTGTGAAACAACCACGCTCCGTCGGTCAATATACTTTTGTTCCCATAACTGTTCAATCGTTAACTTTTTACCATAAATCAATTCGGTTATTTCCTCTTCCATAAGCGTTCCACGTTTTATCTGCATTCCCAGTTTATTGAGTTTTGCGCCGCCTACCAAGGCCGCACGAATGTTTTGTGTCGGCAAATAAACGCCTATGACATCATCCCAGTATAAAAGCCCATTCCATTGTGATCTGGCAATTAACAAATGATCATCTTCTGTCTTCTTGCGTTTTGAAGTCAGTTCTTTATGGGCAATCGTTTGTGCATCAAGTGGATCGGCAAGCCTGTCGCACGCTAAAAGTAGTGGTGATGTGCCAATAAGTTTCAGTTTTATTTTTTTCACTGTTTTTTTCCTAAAATTAAAAAATGCCCATAGGGCCTTTGCTTTGCTGCGTTACGCTTCACTATGCTACGCTTCGCACCGCTGGGCTATGCTACGCAGCGAATACCGTTTAAGCCCCTGTTGCCAAGGGCTTAAACGCTACTTGGTAGCCTTTGCTTAGCTAGGCTAGGCTCTGCAACGCTTAGCACCGCTATGCTGCGAATACCGCTTAAGCCCCTGTTGCTAAGGGCTTAAACGCTACTTGGTAGCCTTTGCTTGGCTGAGCTGCGCTATGCTGTGCTAAGCTATGCTTTGCTTAGCTTCGCTTGGATAGTCTAAGTTACAAATACCGCTTAAGCCCCTATTGCCAAGGGCTTAAACGCTACTTGGTAGCCTTTGCTTTGCTAAGATGTGCTTCGATGTGCTGCGCTTAGCTATGCTCGGCTACACACTGCTGCGTTTCACTAAGCATAAATCATCTAGTTATTGCTAACCGCATGAAGGCGAGGCCGACCGCGCTTTCTAGTTGTTACTGGTTTAGGTTCCAGTTTGTTTTGATCAGCCTGAAATTTGCGCTCCTGTTGTTCACGCTTTGAACGGATGCGCATGTATTCCAGCAAATCAGTATTTAGAAACCGCCAATCACCCGCGATTTTTACAGCTGGAATTTCGCCAATGTTTGCCATTGATCTGATATGAGCCACAGAAACTTTAAACATTTCGGCGGCCTCGGTTGCGTTTAAAATTTCGTTATTCATCATTTTTCCCTTCAAATAACAATTGTTCTCATCTTCTTCTTTTGATTAAAGAATGATTAAAGAATGATTAGCAAAAAAAGCCGAAACGCTACAGGCCATTAATGGCGCGGCTTGTAGCGGTTTTAAATTTTAAAAATGTGGCTCGAAACACGATAGTAATGTGGCTCGAAACACGATAGTAATGTGGCTCGAAACACGATAGGTGTGGCTCGAAACACGATAGTTTGTGGCTCGAAACACGATAGTTTGTGGCTCGAAACACGATAGTCATTTTCGGGTAACTATCACCAAATCGCCTTTGAAGCTGTAGCTTTCCAGAAAATTAATTTTCACCAAATCCTCAAGCGCAGATTTAAGATTTTTCTTAAAATACCTTAATTGCTCGATACGGCTTCCGGACAGCTGATGTAACGTAATTACTCTTACCGGGTAGGGGGTTTTATGGCTGCTGTAATACGCGTGCAGGAATTGCGCCAAGGGTTTTTTCCTTAAGGTGGCCCGCTGAGTCCAATCAATTGCCGTCCAATCGCTTTGCCCATAGAGTCGGATCATATCCCGACTAATCTCAAGCCGGTAATGATTGCTGGATTCGAGTTTTTCATAGCCGATAATCAATGACCGGCCATATTTATTGCCTTTAAAATTAATTTTCACCAGACACGCAGTCAGCCGGTCTATCCCCCTTTCAAGCCATTCGTATTCAGCTTTACCAGTGTTAAGCCCCAAAGTCGTAAGAATTTGATAGGCGGTAAATTCGCAAATAATGCCTAACGGATGCTTTTTGGACATTTGCACAATCGTTTCCCAAAGCGTTAAATCTTCCTGATTGAGTAGTTCGCCGGTATAACGAATAAACAGGTCGTTTTGGCAAAATATTATCAATTCTTTTTTATATTGCCGGTCTTTGCTTGGGAGGGTGCTAAACAATGCCGAACGCAAAAAACTGTTGGGCGTTCCTCGCCTTGATTCATGCCAATCAGGCAATCTGATTTCTTTTGATTGGCTTTTCTCAAGACTTAATCGCTCTAAATTTTTAAGTTTTCTGTTTGTTTGGTCGAGTTCGTCGGTCATTTTCATTTGAAAATATCTAACAAAATAGTAAAATATTACTAAAGTAAATAAAAGTCTAGTAAAATTCTACTAAAGTAAAAATTATTTTTGTAATTATTTTTATCTATGGCTTTAAAATGACAATAAAAAACCCGCAAAGGCGGGTTTGGGTGATGCTATGTCTACAAATTGGAAATTACTCCTCTATCAAATCCAACCGCCTTTCAATTCGGTCCAAGCGCTTTTCAAAATTATCTAGGCGAAGATTAACCTGTGCAAGATCAACATGAAGAAACGCGGTCGATTGTTCTAAGGATGACAGGCGCAAAGTATGGATATCGACTTTTTCTTCGATAAGATCAACTTTTCTGCGGATATGGCGTAGATGTTCCAAAATTATATTATCAGTTGATTCGGTCATTTTTTTTGTCTAATGGCTATGATTTCATTGATTATCATTATTCCCGTTAACTAATTCATTAAAAAAATTGTCAAGACCGGGGTTTTCGGTATGATTATAATAAATCTCTCCAAATTGTTTTGTCCATTGGTCATGAGCTATAAGACCCTCAATACCGGGAACGGTTTCATCGGTTTTTAATTGCGCAAAAGAAGTGACCGGTATAAATTTTTGTATTTTCTCTAAAGCTTGATCTCTGCTTATGGTCAACGTTTTTTTATAAGCCGGTAAATATTTATGCTTGCGGGTATCGAGGTTAAAAACCATGGGTATTGATGTCACTGTGATTTGGTTTACAGGCGTATGAATAAATGCTGTATAAATGCCGTAAACAAGGGTATGTTTGGATTCTTCTTCAATTTGAGCTGGATCATCAGAGCCGTCGGGGTATTCCTGAGAACCTAAAATTGTGGGGGATAATTGGATATGTAATGGCTGGTTTTTAATTATCTTAAAAGTACCTTCCTTTATTCTATAATCATTAAAATTATCAATTACTTCTTTTATTGTGGCGAACTGGCTGGGCGGGCTTGAGAGTTCACCAAGTTGTTTTATAACTTCTTGTTTTGTTGGATTGGCGTCGCCAGTCGGCTTTTCATCTGAACAAGCGGACGTTAGAATCAATAACGCTAAAACAAAAACTATTCTTTTCATATTTCTTTATCCTTTATTAGCTTTTCTATATTTAAGCGATACTTCAGCAACCTGAGCCCAGGCCTCACGCATGTCCTTATCCGCATGAGCATAGTTCTCAATGAATTTTTCTATGGATGTATTAATTAATATATCTAGTCCAGCATTGGGATAGATCATGTGCCATGTCTGTAATTTGTAGGCCTTTGCAATCATAGCAACAGTATCTAAATTGGGTGAGGTGTCATCCCCTGGATTTAACATATTAGAAATTGTTTTTTGACTGACCCCGCTTTTTTGTGAGAGTGTTGTTTGTGTATCTTCATGATACTTCATTAGAATTTTTAAATTCCTAGAAAAATTTTTAGCTTCTTCATTCATATCCCTATGATAGATTTAAGTAATAGTAAAAACTTACTTGTTTTAATAGTAGAAATTTACTAAGATAAAACCCCATGAAAATTATGGAACACACTCAAGAAATAAGAAAAATGACCAAGGCATTTGGTCGGTATCGTTACGTTTCAGAAAAAAGCAATGTAGGTTATGAATGGTTGTGCAAGTTTTCTGTTGGGAAAGTAAAGAATCCAACAATTGATAAGATTCATAAATTGGAGGAATTTTTTTTCAACAATACAACTAATGATAATAGTTAAATATTACTAATATACAACAACCAAAAAAAGTTAAAGCCACTGATATTTGAAAAACAATAGGCATGATGCCACCCAACAAGCCACTCAACCAGCGGATTAACGGCATACAAGAAAAGCTAGACCACTAAAACCTCCGACAGGATTGGATGTTATGTACTAATGCAAGCGCGAGCTTACACCGCACGGCCTTTGAGCCATTCTTTCAGCGCGTCATTGATGCGTGTCTGCCATCCTTTGCCTGTGGCGCGGAAAGCTTCAAGCACTTCGGGATCAAGGCGTATGCCGGTGAATATCTTGGGTGACTCCGTGCGTGGCCTGCCGTTTTTTTTAGGTTTCAACATCTCAGCCGCCAATTTAGCGCCGAAAAGTTCGGGTAAGACTTCAGACGCGGGTCTGAAATGTTTAAAATCTTCTTCAGTCAGCTCACGAACTTCGCCGTCTGCATCAGTTAAGGGTAAGCGGTTTTCCATTGGGCATTTTCAAAACAATTTAATAAATGCAGCAATTAAACTAATCGAAGCGGTCATCATCAGGCCGATTTTTATGATGAGTCTGTTTTCCAAGTCCCGTAAATCGCTTTTAGTAGCAAGCTCACCTTCTGCTTTTAATTTGGCGACCGCTTCCAGTGTGTCAAAAGTTACTGTACTCATGATTTTGAATTCCTGTTGGGTAAAAGTTGTAACTTATTGTAGATACAAAAACCAAAATAAACCAATTTTTGTTTATACAAATAGCAGAGGCGCAAAATGACAATTGAAATTTTAATAGCCGTCATTGTCGTCGTGGCGAGCGCCGGGTTTTATGTGCTGACCAAAGCAGGCGAGATGTTGAAATTGCAGGATGAAAAAGATGAAGCCGAGGATTAACGCGCTAATTGTGCTCGCCATGGCTTTTTCTACGAAAGCCAATGCGATAACCGGTGTCGAGTTCAGTAGGCTGCCATACAGCGAGCGAGGAACCTACGTAATCGGCTTAGACGACGGCATGGCCTTCATGGGAGCCAGCTGCGCCAATAACGGCCAGAAAACCTACGAGCAAACACTGAATGCGGTCAACGACTTTATGAAAGCGCACCCGGACAGACTGAAGAAACCTATGGCCGACATTTACGCCGAGGCCATTATCAACGCGTTCGACTGCGGTACTGCGGGAAAGGAACTCTAACATGGAGGATGTGGCGCCGTCAATAGGTACGGTTTTCAACGCTGGCAGTTTGATTCAGCGCCTAGCCACACGGAATTATTATGGCACAAATAATCATCGGCTTCACAGGCCGAAAACAATCAGGCAAAACCACTGCCGCCAAACATCTTATGAAGTCCGGTTTTGTTGGCCTGTCGTTTTCCCATGGCATCCGCATGATGCTAACGGGATTGCTGATGACATTGGGTTACGGACGTAATCGTATTAATGAATTAATGAATGAAGACAAAGAGCAGTCGATTCCCCCGTTTTACAAATCCTGCCGCCAAATGATGCAGCTGTTGGGGATGGAATGGGGACGTGATTTGATTCATCCGGATTTATGGGTTATCGCAGCACGGGCCCAGATTGAGCGCTATGGCGATGCGGACATTGTTTTTGATGATGTGCGCTTTGAGAATGAAGCGGCGATGATTCGCGAACTGGGCGGGTTGATTATCCATGTTGACCGGCTGGGGCATGATGACAATGACCGGCATCGCAGTGAGGACGGTATTTATGACCATATCACTGACCGGTTTATCGATAATGACGAGAATCTAGAAAGTTTCTTGGTTGATGTGTTGATTGTGGTGGGTGGGCATGTTGGCAGGAACGCCCCGTGAGCGAAATTGATCCTGGTTTTATGCGGGATATAGAAATAGCCCTTTATACGATGTGGGACTATGCCAGAAATGAACCTGTGTCATCGCCTGTAATGCAAATAGTCAAAAATGGAGACCTGGAAAGGGCTGATGCTATTTTAGACAGAATATCAGAATGGTTTGATAACCAACTATGACTACGTATAGCTATTCAACCGACGAGGAACATTTCAGCGGCGATTTTGAAACGCCTGGAGCAGCCGCCGAGGACTGTTTTTTTAATTACAGTGATGTTGATTCCTGCTATGTCGGTGTTAATTGTAAATACACCGCACACGATTTCGTTGATATAAATTATTTGCTGACGGCATGAAACCATCAACCGGCAAACCGCGTTCTAAAAAAATCGATTTTGACGCAATCAACGCGGTAGCTCGTTCAAAATTTGAATCATTGCTTAGACAGTGGTTGCCGGATGGCAAAAAGTCAGGCGCGGAGTATGTGGCGCTAAATCCGACGCGCAGCGACAGCCATGCCGGTTCATTTTCGATCAATGTCAATTCGGGCGTGTGGGAGGATTTTGCGACCGGCGATAAAGGCGGCGACCCGATTTCGCTGTGCGCCTATCTTTTTCATAATAATAATCAGGGCGATGCGGTCAAGGCGTTGGCTGAACACTTCGGATTTTCCGAACGGTTGCCTGCCGCTTTTGGCCTCGTCAAGCCTGCAACACAACCGAAAGCTGCCAAAGTCTCGCCATGGAAGCCACTCACCCCCGTCGTGGATGCGCCGTCACCGCCCAAGGCGCATGTTAAGCGCGGTCTGCCGGAACAGGTTTGGTGTTATCGGGGCGAGGCTGGCAATGCCTTGGGTTATGTTTACCGCTTTAAAACGTCGGATGGCGGTAAGGAAGTGTTGCCGCTGTCGTGGTGCAAGCATGAGCAGACGGGTCTTGAGGAGTGGCGCTGGATGGCGTTTGCACAGCCGCGTTGGTTGTATGGCCTGGATCGGTTGGGTGCAAAGTCCCACGCGCCGGTTTTGATTGTTGAGGGCGAGAAATGCGCCGATGCAGCTGCGGGGCAGTTGCCAAACATGGCGTGCGTGACGTGGCCTGGCGGTGGCAAGGCGGTTGACAAAATTGACTGGACGCCATTAGCGGGCCGCGATGTGATTATCTGGCCGGATTGCGATTCACAACGGGATAAAGCCGGTGTGTTGTTCCCACAGGAAAAGCAGCCGGGATGGATGGCAGCGGTAAAAATCGCTTATATCCTGACGAACTTATTGCCGAAAAACGGGGGCAGGCTGTGGATCCTGACTATCCCTCCGCCCGGTGAAAAAAAGGGCGGTTGGGATGTGGTGGACGCTATTGAGGAAGGTCTGACCGGCGACGCGTTGCTTCAGTATTTACGGGATAACACAAAACTGATTGCGGAAGCTGATATTGGGAAGGTGGCTGATAAAAGCGGCGCCGAGCCGCCCCCGGCTGACGCTGGGTATTTGTTAGGCAAGCACCGTGAAGTTTGGGAAATAGGTCTTATTGAGAAAACGCGCGGGGGCTTGGAAGATTGCCGGGAAAATGTTTTTTTGATTTTGTCGAGGCATCCGGAATGGCTGGGTGTAATCGGCTGGAACAGTTTTACCCGCCGGGTGGAAAAGACCCGTCCAACGGCGTTTGGCTCGCCTGTCGGTGAGTGGCAAACAGCGGATGATTACGAAACGGGGTTATGGCTTGCTCAACACTGTAATTTACTTATTCATTCTGAGGCTGTCTTGATGGCGGGTATCGCCATGTGTGCCGATAAAAATCCGTTCAATCCGCCACGAGATTGGCTTGAATCTCTGCCACCGTGGGACGGCACTAACCGTCTGGAATATTTTATCGCTGATTGCGTGGGCTGTGAAAACAGCCGCTATGTTCAGTTGGTAGGAAAGTTTTTTATGATTGGCGCGGTAGCACGGTTGTTAAATCCGGGCTGCCCCATGCAGTATATGCCGATTCTTGAGGGCCAACAGGGCACAGGTAAGTCGAGTTTATGGCGGGTGTTGGGTGGCCCATGGTTTCAGGATACGCCGCTTAAATTGGGCGATAAAGACGCGTATATGCAGTTAACGGGCGTTCTGATTTATGAAATCGCGGAAATGGACAGTTTTAACCGGGCGGAAACGACACAGGTAAAAAGTTTTATCACACAGGAAAATGACCGGTTTCGTGAACCCTACGGACGGCGAGTAGCGGATTTTCCACGCCAGTGTGTTTTTGGCGGTACGACCAATCAGGGCGAGTACCTGAAAGACACAACCGGAAATCGGCGGATGTGGCCGATTCAGACGTTTAATATCCGTCTTGATTTATTAAAAGAGCTTCGAGATTCTTTGTTTGCCGAGGCTTTGCATCGGTTTAATGCCGGTGAGCGCTGGCATCCAACCCGTGAGGAAGAGCGGGAGCATTTTATTCCTGAACAGGACGCCAGGCGCATTGTTGATGGGTGGTTATATCCGATAATGGATTGGCTTGATGATGTCGACCAGCGGCTGATTAACGAATTTACTGTTACGGATATATTGCAGGGAGCCGTTAAGGTTGAATTGAACCGGATTGATAACAATAGCGGCATGTCTATGCGCATTGGACGATTGATGGCTGAGTTGGGTTGGAAGCGAAAAAAAAGTACGGGAAGAATCAATCGCGTGTGGGTCTATAAACGACCTACATAGGGGTGATATTTTTTGCACTTTTTTAGTGCATTTCAGCATTGGCGCGGTCTAGCGCGTGGGCCACTTAAAAAACGCCTGCAAAGTGGCCCACAAAAGTGGACCACCGCTAGCCCCCGTCAGACGTGGCCTAAAGAGTCGGTGTCCCACTGTCCCACTTATTTTGCCAATTTCTAAACACATACAGGCGCGCGCGTGATGACGTGTATGTGTATATATTTATTGTTTTATAACTGTTTGTTTTTTTAAGATTTAAGTGGGACAGTGGGACACCGACTCTTTAGGCCACGTCTGACGGGGGCTAGCGGTGGTCCACTTTTGTGGGCCACTTTGTATGTGACCCACTTGCTAGTAAAATTCTCAGCTGCTTTTTTATGGATAAAAATAGCCTGTAAACCATGTGTATCAAGGGTTATAGCGATTTATTGATAATTTTTTCAAATTGAATTTACAAAATTTCTATAAAAAAACAGGGGGGTAAAAATGGCAAGTGTTGAAATAATCGGATTATTGTGTGCGGGTTCGATGCGCTATCACAATTCACTAATGGGCAGACCAAGCGGGGGCAGGCGCTCAGGTGATCAGTTGACGCGTGACGAGCTGGCAGGGTTGTTGTCGGGGCTGGATGCGGCGTCGATGAATCTGGCCTTTGCGAAATATGCTGAAGATCGTGAGGCTGAACGTTTGTTGATTGCTCAAGTGCGCGGTTGGGCGGCTGGTGTTGCTGTTAGAGATTTGTGGCAAATCGTCAAGGGTAGGCCGACGGTGTGCAATCTGGCCGCGCTTGCGGTATTTGAAGTGGTACGGCCTAATCGTTGCGGTTGTTGCCATGGCGTTGGGTTGAAAGCGAATAAGGTTTGTCCGACTTGCAATGGTTCAGGTTTTAAGGGGCTATCTGACAGCAAAATAAGCGCGGCTATGGGTATCGATAAATCAAACTTTTGCAGGACTTGGCACAGTCGCTATGAGTTGGTTTATCGGCATGTGGCTGACCTGGATCAACGTGTTAATTCCGTGCTGGGCAGGTCGAATAAAAAGGAAGTTGACAACCGCAACGTTTTTGTATAAATTTTCCCATAATAGCACCTAAGCCCGCCTGGACGCCGATGACTAATTTAAAAGATGTGCTGCGTGGAGCTGCTGGAATTGCTGATTATGAGACATTAATGCGACAAGCGCCGATGACCGCCGAGGTTTATCTGATGGAAGCTGTCGAATGTATAGATAAACAACTGGGTGAAGGTTTTGCAAAAAATAATCCCGAATTAATAGGGGATTTTATAAAAACCTGTGCAATTGATTATCATGCTGGTGTACTTTCAAAAGTAATCGAAGAACTTGCCAAGATCAGCACCTCGGCCTTGTAATCACATTGGGTGCAAGGCTCTAGTCTATTCTGGCAGTCGATGTGACAAGCATCAAAGGGCAAAGGAGAGCGAGCAGGATCAGCGACGCGGCAAGACAGCAGCACGTGGTTATGGAAGCAAGTGGCGCACGGCGCGTGACTCACACCTTCGATCACATCCACTGTGCGTGCATTGCGATCAACGTGGAGTCATCACCGCTGCCCTCGTAGTAGATCACATCATCTCTCACAAGGGCGACATGAGCATCTTCTGGGATCGTAACAACTGGCAGAGCTTATGTGCATCGTGTCACAGCACCAAGACCGCCCGTGAAGATGGGTGGGGTAGGGGGGTCAAATCCTCACCGCCTTTAGCCTTGTGACCGTTTGC